TGATTAGAATCAACTACTTTTGTTCCTAATATTTCAACCCAACCAAATGAACCAGTTGAAGCTAAACCACCACTTACTGAACCAGTCACATCTAATTGACCAGTAAAACCAACATCTCCGTCTACTTGTAATTTTTGTCCTATAACATCTGTTCCTACACTTAAGTTATTTAAAATAAATGTATTATCGGCTACTTTTAAATCACCAAATGATGCTGTTGATGTGATTGAACCTGTTATATTACCACCCAATGTTAATAGTCCCATAGAACCAGTTTGGTCTGACACCATATACGATGCTGACTCTTGTAAAACTTGGTTCAATGAACCAGTGGAAATTGATGTTACATATGATGAACTTTCTGTAAAGAACTGGTGTAAATCTGAACCACTTGCGAAAGGTAGTCCACCAAAATTACCTATTTGTATATTTCCAAATGAACCAGTTGATGTAATAGAACCAGTTAAATTTGTATCAAATGTAACATTACCACTTACAAATAATGAACCTGTTATATCGTGTTTATCATCTATCGTATCACCAAATTTTGTAGAACCACTTTCAAATATTACTGATGATGAAACTACTTCGGTGTGAAATTCTTGTGCAGTTACTGAACCTGATGTTGAAATATTACCTTCAACATGCAGTGTTGCAAATGATGCAGTATCTGAATTTTGTAAGAAAGAACCTGTGTTTGTAGAAACTACATAAGACGCACTTTCTGCGAGTATAATTTGTAAATCTGAACCACTTGCATATGAACTTGATTCTGATTGTCTAACATAAGTATCCAATATACCTTGAACATCAGAACCAGTAGCGAAACTACCAGTTTGTGATTCCATAAGATAGGCTGTTGATGCTGATGCATATGAACCAGTTGCGTCTATAAGTATTTGAACTTCTGAACCACTTGCAAATATTGTATTAGATACTGATATAGTATCACTAACAAGTCTACTAAATGAACCAGTAGAAGTGATAGAACCACTTATATCTTTATCAAATTCAACTGAACCCGTTACATTTAACGAACCAGTTATTCCAAACGAACCTGATAAAAACTCCTTTAACTGCTTTCTCTTTAAATCGGCCATTATGAATCAAACTTTCCTTGAGCGATAATTTCATCATCACTTTCAAGATTATATCCTATATTACTTGTATCAATCTTTAATAAAAATATTGAACCACTTTGTTCTACTTCTACAGCATTATGTTCCATATATCCACCATTCATAAAGAATATAAAATCATTTTCAGTTGTTGCTGTCATACCACTTGGTGCTGATGCTGTCGTTGCTGCGAAACTTGCAGTTGATGAACCAGTCACACCGGTTGCTACTTTTACAAAACTCTTTCTTAAATAATCTAATCCAGATGAAGTCACACTTCCTGTTAATTGTGCGTTTACATAAGCTTTTGAAACAGCCGAACCTTGTGCACTTGGAGCAGTTGGTAATCCTAATACTTCACCGTCTCCACTAAATGTTAAATTACCAGCTGATGCCATTGTTGATGTTGCTAAACCAGTAATTGTTTTATTAGTTAGTGTGTCTGTTGTTGAACTTCCAACAATATTTATATTACTTCCTGCGGCATTATCTATAGCCCATCTGGTTTCACTATGGTCAAATATTAATTGTGCATTTGTTGCACCATTTCTACCAACTCGTAGTCCAGAGTCTGTTGATGATAGAGCTGTTGAACCAGTAAAGTTTAAATCTATAATAGGGTCTTCTACTGCAAATGTTTGAACATTTTGGAATGATGATGAACCAGCTACAACCAAGTCTCCGTGTATTTTAACACTACCACTAACACCACTTGTTAATACCTCTATTGCTGTATTATTATTAGCGTCCATAATAACTGGGTCTGTTGCGTGAGCTAATTTTAATTTACCAGTTGTTAATGTGTTGGCTACTCCAATATTTAAACTACCTGTTCCGATATTATCTACATTAATATTATCAAACTCTAATGTATATAGTCCAGTTAAAGAACTTGTTACTGCTGAACTTTGTAAAGATAAACCACCCGATTGTGGAGCTTGTGCTTGTGTTGTTAAATCAATTAATGTCATACTGACGCCTCTCTTTGAAAACTAATTTGTATGGAAGATTCACTTCCATCACCTGTTGTTGTTGGTGGTAAAAAACTACTATCACCTTCTGTTACTACTGAACCACTTTTTAGTTCCATTCCAAAATTATCAAATGTTAATTTGTGAACCCTAAACTTTGTTTGTGTTGTATCAATAAAAAAATCTGCTGATGCTGACTGAGTTTGGTCAACATTAGACAATTGTTCAATACCATTAATAAATATTCGTAATGACCCATTTCTGATACGATAATTGTCAGCTATTGTTGGTAAAAATTCATTATATGTTGAAGTTGAACTATCTATCTCTGAAAATGTAAAATGTTCTCTTTGTTGATAGTATCTTTCATTTCCACTTGATAAATGAATTACATCTGTATCTACAACTGGTAAACCATTTTTATTATCTATTGTATAGTCTAAAGATATACTACCAGTATCACTAAATTGTATTCTATCCCCAGAAAAAGATGACTCACTTACTGGAAACATAAATGGTTTTGTCTTTGTTTTTAATCCAGTTAATTCTTTTCTGGCCATTATATCATCTCACTTTGAAATACTATCGTTACGAAATCTGTGTCTTTCAATGTAAATCCTGAATTATCTGATTGTCTTTTTCTTATCACAACATCTTTAAATGAACTTGATACAAAATAATCAAATCCACTTGTAAATCCAACTTGGTCATCGGCTGATATCATTTCTATACCATTCAACTTTACTTGAACTGATGAACTCATAATTCTTCTTTCACTTTCTAATGTTGGTTGATAAACTTGTCCTTGACTTGCAGATAAAGATGATGATTGACTACCAGAAACTCTAAATGATTTTAGATTATAAATAGAATTTGCATTAGAAACTGATAATAATGCTTTATCATCTCTTGAAGAAGTAGGTTCTCCACTACCTCTCATCACATAAAAAGTTCTACCACCAAAAGTATTTGTAAATTCTAAATCTTGTGCTTGATTACCAACTCCTGTTGATGAACCTCTAATAAAATCTGTTGCACTTCCTAATCCACTTGGTAATGATGATTTCCCTACTGAAAAAATACTAACCTTTTCACTTCTACTATCTGGTGAAAATAATGATGATACTACTAATCCAGATTCATCTTCTATAACTACTTGTTTTGGTGTAAAAAATCTTTGTGTATTTATAAATTCATTAAAAGATTCTGGAATTAAGTATCCATTAAAACTCATATTGAAAGTAGTCTTAATAATTCTTTCATTATCTCCCATTTCTGTTGCATCTTCAAACGAATCTATTGATGATAAGAACTTAAATTTATTTGGTTCTCCCCAATAAGCTCCTTCTGAAAAATTTATTTGTTCAATAATTGTATTCATATCTTCAATGAAAGGTGTCCACACAATACATTCATAATTTAATGTCATATAGTCAGGAACTGCTGTAGTAAAATATTCTTTTTGTGGTAATAAACCTTGTTGAACTGAAAATCTATCATATCTTTGACTTTGAGAATATTTCTTTTCAAAAGTATAAAATTGTTTTGGGTCATTTGCATCTAACTTATCTATTGGTAAAGTTTCATTATCTTGTATTGAAACTCTTTTAAATACAATCAATGGTGTAATAAGTTGTCCTTTAACATCACGAACATATCCTTGTTTTTGTATAGAGTTCCATCTTTCTGCGTTAGCATAATAAACAGGAACTTTTGATTCTTGTTTATTTATAACTACTTTTGGTTTTATTACTTCATTAAAGTAATACATAATTGCCGCATCAACATCCATTAACCCAACTGATACATTTTGTGTTGTATCTTTTCGTTGGTTTGTTTCAGAACCTCTACCTCGTTGTAGTCCTCTATTAAGTTCTCTACCTGTTAGTAATCGTTCTTTCTTTGGTAATGGTTTTGTTCTTGTGGCCATTATTCAACTCCGAGTTCTAATCCAATCCTATCTGAATATTCTTTTTGTGTATTAACAATATTATCAAATGAATATGGAATTAAATATCCTTTTATACTTAAATCAAATGTGTTCTTAATAATTCTTTCTTCTTCAAATTCTGATGCGTCTGTAAAAGATGTTATACCAGCTTTAAACTTAAATTTGTCTGGTTCACCCCAATATGATTTTCTTGACCAACTAATCTTTTCTATAATCTGATTCATTTGGTCGATATAAGGTGTAAATGCAATACAATTATAATTTACTGTCACATAACTTGGCATCACAACATTATGTGCTTCTTGTAATGGTTCATCATTTTCAAATAATGTAGAAGTTTGTGTAAATCTATTTTCTTTTGTATATTTTTTTAAAAATGTATAATTAGATGATGCTGGACTTATTGAACGAGCTAAAAAAGTATTATTTGTATCTTTAGTAAATGATGTTCTTTTAAATATAATCAAAGGTGTAATAAGTTGTCCTTTAACATCTCTTAAATACCCAAGTTTCTGAATTGATTTCCATCTCTCTGGGTTTGCATAATAAACAGGAACTTTTACTTTTTCATTATTATCCACTACAACTGGTTTTATTACTTCGTTAAAATAATACATTATAGCTGCATCAATATCCATTAAACCAATTGATATAAGTTTATCTTTATCATCAGTTCGAGTGGTGTCATACCCTCTGTTAAAATTCTCTCTCGTTGATAATATTTCTTCGTTTCTTGGTAAAGTCTTACTTCGTTCCATTAAATACTTCTCACTTCTTCAATGTTAAGATTACTTCGTCTTAACAAGTTAGCACTACATACGGTTGAATGAATGTGTTGTCCGTCAAGTTGCTTATATTGTCCACCTACTAATTGATTTTCATTAATATTTGTTATTTCCCAATAAGCTGTAAACCACTCGATAACATCTCCTATTTCTAACACTAAACTTAAATCTCTTAAAGATTGTCTCACAAAAGAGAATGTTCCTGTCTGTCTTAAATCAGGACCAAATTCATCTGTATTATATGTCATATCATCTGATGCAACCAAACAAGCTAATTCAATTCCAGGTTTATAAACCTTTCCACTTGATGATTCACCATACATATTCGTTTCTGTGTTAGTTGCTGATATTTTATAAACTATCACAGTTTGGTCAATTATTCCACTATTGGCATTATTTAAATCACCGATAAGTTCTTTATTAACTCTATCAAATAAATCTAAATCTTTTTTTCCGAAAAATCGTGGGTTTGACATCTCTCACTCCTAACCTATATAGATTGGATATGGGACTCGTTTAAGTTTTTCTTGTAGAAACTCTGATTCATCTTTGTCCGCTTCAAGTAGTGCTCTACGAGAAGTTTGGTCAAGCATTTCTCTAAGTTGTGTAACAAGAACTTCTTTTTCCGCGGATGCTTCATTTCGTAAAGTGTCTCCATCTAAACTTGTTTCAGCACCTGGGATTGGCAATGCTCCATACTTACTTCTAATTATTCCAAGTAGTTCTTTTGTTAGAGCTAAACCATATTTTCTTATCCATTGTCTTCCCACATCATTAATACTTCCATAAGTCATATTATCATATGGTGCGTTGGAAAAGTCGGAAATTACATCTGAACTTCCTGAGTATTCTGTAACCATTACATTATCCCTATCAGCCGTAACAACATAGTTAAAGTGTAATTTATAACCTGATGTTGGTTTAGGGAAAATTCTTAATTTATTATTTCTTAACTGAAATGTATATGCTGATTTTCTGATTTGGTCATTTAACTCAATCGCTTGTAATCTCAACATATCTGCGTATACTGGCATCATCAAAAATGATACTGCGGGGGAATAATTACCAAATCCAAATTGGTCTAACATATTCATTGTTCCAGCTCCAGTTCCAGCATAAGGGTCAAAATATCTTTGAACTGCTGGTGACTCTTGGTAAAACACTTTCTTTAATTCTATTGCGTTACCACTTTCACTCGCTTCTGCGAATAAAGCATTTAAATCATAATCTTGTGAACCACTAATTACATCAATAGAACCAGATTTAATATCTACCAAACCACCTACACCAGCTTCTGTTCCGTAAGCTTGTGATAAGAATACACTTCTCCCTAAATTCGGGGTTACTCTCTTGTGGGTTAAATTTGATGATGTTGATTGTCCTTGTAAGGAAAGTAAATTGTCTTTAATATTATATTGATTTACTTGTGCTGAATATTCAGTCACCGATTCCTCTAAGCAAGCATAAAATTGTTTGTCTTGTAATTCCACATTCATTAGTGGATAACCTAATCTTTTTGAACACCAGTCAGCGAACTTTGGAGCTTCTGTTTGATAAGTTGAATCGTCATCATAAGTTCCAAATGGTGTATTACCACTAACTGCTGAACCTGAACCAGGCCATATTGGTTCTTGAGCCATATATTTTCTCCGTTAAATAATCTATAAATAAATATAAGAAAGTTATAAAAACCACTAATATACCAAACAAAAAACCCCCAGCGAACTGGGGGTTTCTCTTAGTTGTTAATTAATATTAACTACTTGACTTCTATATCGTGTTATTTATTACACTTTGTCTACATCTGCAACGACAACTTTACCATAGAATTCGCTTCTAACCATTTTCTTAGCATATCTGGTCATTACGCCTTTTCTAGGTGTAAAGTTAGTTGGGTCATAAACTAACGGTGTCATAATTAACGGCACATATGGTGAATACACAGCACCAGTTTCTAAGAAGTTAGAACCTCTGAATCCTACTAGGATTGAGTTTTCTTGCATATAAGGGTTCTTGTATACATTGAATCTATTGTTTAATAGACCAACTTTTTGAACACCCATTGCGTA